AGCGAGGCGTTGTACTGGCCGGTGGTCGACTTGATGTCTTCCGCCGCACCCATCTTGGCTTGGATGAGGCCCGTCTGCGCCATGGGTGGCTGGGCACGTTGCGGGAGAGGCAAGACATTGCCAGCGCCGTCGGTCACATCCGGGTTCACTTCGAGGTACGGCCAGTTTGTTGTGTTGGCCGTCTTCCACTGCATCTCGTAACCTTCAAACTGGCCGCCATAGCCAATGAAGGGTGCCTTGGGGGCCAGCGCCAGCATNNTACATGCGCTGCGCGTCCTTGGCGTTGCGCACCAGGCCGGAAACGAACAGCCTGCCATCGACCTCAAACTCGTTGCCGACGACGCGAACGACGGGGATGTACTTACCCGGCCATTCGCGCTCGTCCAGCACCTCATAGCCGTTGGTCTTGATCCACATGACGCGGCGGCGGTCGACAGTGCGGCTGCGCAACGGTTTGCCGAACATGGCCTGCAGGTTGGTGTCCTGCGGCGTGTTGGCGAAGGCCGTGACGTTGCCGGGGTAAAGATGCAGCGTCGCCTTGCGGTGGTCGATGTAGAAGTATTCCGCAATGCGAATGGTGTTCTCGTTCAGCCACTGGCTCAGGGACTGGTCGCCGATGCCGCGCGACATGATGGAGCTGATCGGCTGGGCATCAGGGAAGGCCCGCTCGTAGTCGGCCTTCAGCATGTCCTCGGTGATGAAGCAATACGCCGCGTCGGAGCCGCAGGGGTCCTGGATCGTCGGGTCCATGTAGACGCTGAACGAGTTGCGCACCCGGCCGATGCGCAAATCCTGGTCGAAGCTGTCCTCGCGGGCGTATTCGGTCAGGATGCGAACGTAGCCCTCACCATAGGTGACCTGGTTGTCGCACGCGGTGTCATAGGCCACGTCGGCATCCGACATATACTCGATATGGCGGATGATGCCGTCGAAGATTTCCGCCACCGCAATGTCCGCCTTGTCGTCGGCCGGGATCACCTTGCCGCTGGGCCGGTTCTGGCGCTGCTGGTTGGTGACCTGCCGGACATGCTGCGGCAGCTTGTTGATGGTCAGGCAGGGCCGGGCGTTGATGGTCTGGCCCTGTACCGACCCGCGGGTCGCCAGCACGTCCGCCGGCCACTGCCACTGGTTGTCGGGCGAGCCCGCCATGAAGCGGAGATCGTCGAGTTCGTCCTCGCGGCTCTCACTGTAGGCGGACAGCGCCATCGTGAAGCGCGAACGCATGGTGGCGAGCAGGTCTTCCTGATCCTGCCCGCCGTTGGCCGCCCGTGCCGCGCCCTTGATGCCGTCGTCAACCATTACTTCTTTTTGCCGCCTTTGCCGCCGCCAAATCCAAACGAGGCGTTCTTGCCTCCCGCCGTCTTGCTGGGTCCGGCTACGCCGCCCTTGTCCAGCGCGGCGCGCGCCGTGCGCTGGCCTGCCGTCATGGGGGTGCGCATGGCCATGCCCGACTTGCTAGCGGTGGAGCCCGTGACCTTGCCGGTCGTGAAGCCCAGCGTGCTGCCGGTGCGCGGGTTGACCGCCATGCGGGCCGGCGCCTTGGTCTTGACAGGAGAGGTCTTCATATCGGTGGCGGTGCGCACCACGGCGGCGGGCGTAACTTTCTTGACCGCGGCCTTGGCCTTGAGCCCTGCGGCAAAGCTGGTCGTGGGCTTGCGTACGCCGGTGCGTTCGTCGCCAAGATAGCCGCGGATGTCAACAGAACCAGCAGGAATGTCTTTCACCATACGCGACTGGTCTTTCGGTGCTTTTACCGAAAAACCTGCCGGCTTGAGCGTGTTATACGGCGATCCGCGCGAAACAAGAGACGGGTTTCCGTATTTACGTCCGCCAAGACGGTCACCAGACAGCACGTTGCTCATACGGGTTTTGGGGTTTCCGCCAAACGTACCGATGAAACTGGTTTTATTAGCCATGCTACTTGCCTTTCTTGCGGAATAAGCCGTTCGACCCAAACAGCGACCGCTTGGGTGCCTGCGGGCGGCCAGCGCGGGCTTGCATGGTGGTCGGTGCCGCCCCCACCCAGTTGCCCTTGAAGGTGGACGGACGGGCCTTCGGCACCGGGGCTTTTGCCGCCGTCGAGGGCTTGGGCTTGGGCTTGGGCTTGGGCTTTACCGGCGTGGCCGCGCCTTCCGCCGTGCGCGCGGGCTTTACTTTGGGCTTGGGCGGCACGGCCTTTTTCGGCAGATCAGTCTTGCCCGCGCGGTTGACGCGCTGCGGCTGGTCGCCCTTGCCTTCACGGTTCACGTACTGCGCCCGGTCGCTTTTGCCTGCACGGTTGACGCGCTGCGGCTGGTCGCCCTTTTCCTTGCGGTTGACATACTGCTCCAGGTCGCCCTTAACGTCCGGGTCGCGGTACTTGAGACGGCGGTCCTTGTTGTATGCGATACGGGCCATGCTATTTGCCTTTCTTGCCCTGGGCCTTGCGCTTGACGCTATACGCGATGGCAGCGGCCTGTTTCTGGGGTTTGCCCGCCTTGATTTCGGCCTTGATGTTGGACCGGAACGCGGATTTGGACGCGGATTTGACCAGCGGCATGTCACTTTTTCCGTGTTTTGGCTGACTTGCGGTAGGCGACGCCGATTGGTTTGGTATCCCCCAAGATTACGAACCTAGCCAAGAGGTTGAAATACTGGATTGACCATATGCCTTACGCGGCGTCCTGTCAACGCGCTCGGCCCTGGAGGCCACGGGGTACGCAAATGTAACGGCTATCGCGTCCGCGGCGTCGGGGCTTGCGAGCCCACGGGCTTTCATCTCCTTCTTGCCTTCGAGGAAGATAGTACCCTTGCTGTCCGGCTTCATTAGCGGCGAGATCAGGTCGGTCTTCAGCACGCGGTCGGGCGGGATCGAGGCGGTCTTCAGCCATTCGCGCAGCGCTCCCCACATCTCGGCCCGCTTGTTGCCGTACATGACCGGCTTGGATGACTTCGCGCCAAAATTGACCCCCTTGACCTTGTATCGCTGCTCCTTCAGCCGGTCCACGACGCCAGCGCCGAGCCCGCCTTCGTCGATCACGACCAGCGTCGGGCTGAACTCCTCCATGGCCTCGATGACGCGGCCTACGACTTCCATGGTGTCGTCGCCACGGTAGCGGCGGATTGCCACGATGTCCCGGCCTTGCCGTACCGCGATAACTGTAGCGTCGGCACCGAAACGTGCCGGGTCCACGCCGAGGATAACCGGAGCCGAGGCGTCCTTATAGCGGGGTCGGCCCATGGCGTCGTCGACGAGATGAATGGGGATGAACTGGTCATCTCCGGCCGAGGGAAACTCGCCGTAGACTTCAACATGCGCCTGAACGCTGTCAGGCCCGTACTCCTGGATGATCTGCTCATAGACAGCCTTGTCGGTTCCTTCGACCGTGCGGGCGTCGACGGTCTTGTTGCGCCAGAAATCCCGCTTGGCGTTGAACGCCTCGTAGAAATAGCCCGTGTTGCGGCGGGGGTTGGAGAACGCCATCCAGAAGCGGTTCGGCGTGTTCTCGGTGAAGAAGCCCGCGGCCACCTGCCAGATGGCGTCCGCGATACCGCTGGCCTCGTCGAACACCAGCAGCACGCCGTCGAAGTTGTGAACGCCGGCGTAGGCGTCCGGGTTCTCTTCCGACCACAGCCGACCTTCGACACCCCAGTAGCGCGTGCCCTTCTTCAAGTCGCGCTCGACCAGCTCGGCCAGCCATTTGGCGGGCATGACGCGGGTGGCCGACACCTCGAACCAGTGGCTGTTCAAGGACAGCGCCAGCCACTTGGTGATCTCGGCCCAGGTGATGGAGCGAAGCTGCGTTTCGGAGTTGGCGGACACGATGGTGCTGGACCCGATGCGGGTAGTCAGCATCCAAATAACTAGCCAGGAGACGAGAGCCGACTTGCCGATGCCGCGGCCCGACGAAACCGCCATGCGGAACACGTCGTGGTCGATCTTGCCGCCGTTTGTGCGGATGTGATCGGCCAGTTCGCGCAGCACCTCGCGTTGCCACTTGCGCGGTCCATGGAAATGCTCAAGCGGCGTGCCGGGCTGACCCCACGGAAACAGGTACAGCACAAACTTCAGCGGGTCGTCCTTGAGGCTTGGCGCCCACAGGGACGCCATCAGGGACTGCTCATCCTCAGCGCGATAGATCGGGGTTTGCATCAAGCACCATGGGTTCCGTTTCGGCGGCGGTCAGCTCGATGACGCGGCGCTGCGCCTCCTCGAGCGCCGCCGTGATGCTGATGCGCTGCTCGACCGTGACCTCGACGGCCTGCTTGGCGACCCAGCCATGGGCGTAGCGCAGCATCTCGGTCGCCGCCTTGGCGTCGCCCGCAGCTGCCGCGGCGTAGAGCGTAGTGGCCATCTCACGCTCGCCGTCTGCGCGGCCCTTCTGCTCGGCATACTCGGCGATGGGGTCGGCCTGGCACAGGCGGCGGTACTCGGTCGGCGTCATGCCCGCCGCCAGCGCCAGGCTGTCGCCCTTGAGCCCCAGCTTGGCCGCCGCATAGATCGCCTCCAGACGCGCCTC